AAAAATGAATCCAATACAAATACCTATTGAACCACTATTTCCTACCACTTAATTTGATATTTATTACCAAAGATTATTTAGAATGGCAAATATACTTTCAACTCCAAGATATTCGGTTAGCTTAACAGTTGACGGAGAAAAGGTTAGCATACCCTTACAATTTGATTTATCTTCTGCAGATTCAAAGAAAGGCATAAATATGCAATTCATTTTGCCTAAAGAAAAGATACAAGATCCAAGAAAAAAACAAGAGTATGCAAATAAGATTTCGGTAGCATTACAAAAGAAATTCGGTGAAGCAGGAATTCCTATAGATTATAATGAAAGAAATGCATATTTAAACGTGGCTTCTTTTATAGTTCCCCTTAACGCCATATCTAGTTGGTTAATGAAAACTTTAAAAGGTGAGTAGTAAATTCTTATTAGACTTATTTAAAAAAAATCTTACCAACGGTAAAGGAAGTACATTTTCTATTCAACAAAACCCTACTAATTATATAGAAAAAATGAGGGGATCTATAGATCCAAATTTATTATTTTCCTCTCAAAAAAATTCAAGTGGAACAAATATACCTACTAATCCACCTACAATACCAACTTTTTATTTACTTGACTCTTTAGGTAGAATATTAACAACAGAAAATGGTTCAACTATATCAACACAATAATTAAATATGTCAAACGTAACAATATCTCAACTTCCAGTAGTAACATCAGTATTAAATATAGATGTTGTTCCTATAGTGGCATCAAATAACACATCTCAAATTTCTATAGCAAATTTAGCAAATTCTTTAAGTGGATCTTTTAATTTTGCAACCACTGGATCAAATACTTTTACAGGTCCAATAACTATTAATACACCGGCAACTTTAGATTTGATTGTTTCAGGGTCTTCAGCTGTAATAGGCGGTTTCTTAGTTACAGGTAGTGTTGATATAACTGGATCAATCAGAATTACTAATGGGTTAAATTTAACGGGATCTATTAATGTAATAACTAGTTTAACTGGATCATTAGTATTTTCTCCCGGAAGTTTAGTAGTTCAAACTACCGCTTCTGCAGCGTCAGGACCTTTAAAACATTATGCGTCTATTGGATCTTTTGCTGGTAGTATGAATGATATGTCGGGCTCTACTGGAAATAGATTTATTCCTTCTGGAAATAAATTATATTATATAACTTGCAATGAATCAAGTAATTCAAAAACAAGTTTATATTTATATGATTTAACTAGTAATGGTACAACACCAATAAGTCCGATATATTCAGAAGAAATTATTATAATTAACACAGTTGGAAGTAATGCTGCTCAAATAATACCAAGTCCAAAAGATTCAGCCACATCTATTAATACACTTGGAGGAGCTTTTACTTCTAGATCATTAGCACCGGGCGCTTATATGAGATTATTTGTTGAGTATGCTTCTTTTGCACCACAGTGGCACATCTTAGCATCAGGATCATTATTTTAATAATTTATACTAAAAGTTATGAAAAAAAGAAAAACTACACGCGCTATCTTTGATAACATAGATCAATTAACAGCAGATCAAATAAAAGATTCTAATATACTTAAAACACTTCTTAAAACTGAGGTACCTAAAGCAATAGAAGACGCATTAACAAGTAAAAAAACTTTTGCTTCCATATTTGAAATAAACAGTTCTAACAACTATGTAGAATTACATAAACATTATTGGGTAGATGCACTTACAGTATGTCTTAATTGGTATATTGAAGATCCTGCAGAAGATTATGAAATGTGCATCCACATATCAAAAATGATTGAAACATTGAAAAACTCTAAAAAGTAAAAATGGCAGACGAATATAAAGAAATACAATCAGCAGTAGATTCGTTATTAGGAGCAAAATCATCGATAAGAAGAAAAAAAAGAACTCAATCAGAAAGACGAAGAGAATTATTCTTCACATTAATAAATACCTTAGAAGAAACAATAGTAAGATCTAACATCGCGTACCAAGAGCTCCAGATCGATCTATTTAAATACGAAGATAAGTATATTCAGACAATAGATATGTTAATGATCTTGAGCTTTGGAGAAGCTTGCACAGACGTTATTAGTTTTTATCTATATGATAGGATGAATGATGATGGTACACTAAATGCCATGAAAACTACAGATGGCCAAGAAATATTGTTACAGAATCCTTACGATCTTTGGAATTTATTAGTTATGATGAACCCAAAAATAGATGAAGGGTAGGAGGAAGAAATACCAGAAGAAATTACCGTGGGAACAAAGTAAGGCATTAGGATTTCCCCATTTAGGTTTACAATTGACCGAAGACGAGATTAGGGATTCCATGGCCAATTCTCGTACTATAGCCGAAGCTTGTCGATACATGGGAATTAACTTCAAAACTTGGGTTAAGTACGCAAGCATGTACATTGACCTTGAGACAGGAAAAACTCTCTACGAAATTCACAGAAAGTACGGCAATCCCAATGCACAAAGACCTAGAAAACACAAAGAAAATCTACCAAGACTTTATCAAAAACAAATAGACAATCTACTTACTTACAGAAAGTGGACTAGTCCTGCAAGGGTGGTGATTTTAAAGAAGATGCTAATCCTACACGGATTGCACAAAGAAGAGTGCGAACACTGTGGTTATCACGAAAAAAGAGTAAAAGACGGAAAGCAACCACTATTATTACACTTTGTTGACGGTGACCGCAGAAACTGGCAAATAGAAAATATCAGGTGGCTTTGTTACAATTGCTACTTCATTAATGTGTTTGACAGTTTTAGTGGACGAGTACTAAGAAATATCCAATCGAGTCCACTTGTTGGTGATGAAACTTCTTTCGAGTCCAATTTACTATTCTACAATATAGACGAAAATGTGTTAAAAGAGATAGAAAAGATGCAAGCTTTCTTAGACGAAGGAAGATATAAACACGAAGAAGATTTAATCGATTATAAAAACCAAGAAGATCAAGATCTAATCGATTTACAAAATATGGTACGCGAAATAAAGTACGAAAAACCCGATTTAGGTGACGATGAGAACCTACTTATAGATAGAAAAATTTAAATACGTAACTGGCTGATCCCCAAAGCCTGACTCATAACTGATTGGTTTCCAATAAAAAAGTTCTCCATTGATAACCAACGAGTTATGATTGCTCCCTGCTTACATTCTGGCACAACTGATTGATTTCCAATAGGCTTTTTTCTATTTGGATTTTTTTATGTCAATATTGTGTCGTATATTTACTATATTCAATTACCATCCACATGAGCAAAAAACGCACAGATCGCAACCACATTATCTACGAAATCGTTAACACCGTTAATGGTAAACGTTACATAGGATTGACAGTTGCACGTGGAAGAGCATACAAAAAGAGTGTGTTAATTCGTTTTCACCAACATTGTATGCGAGCGTTAACTGAAAATAAAGATTGGGCATTATACAATGATATGCGTAAGTACGGACACGATGTGTACGACGTATCAATAATAGATATCATATGTGGTAAAGCTGAAGCACATCGTATAGAAACTAATCTTATTCATAGTTACGAATATAAATTAAATTCAACCATTAAAAAATAAAAGTTATGACAAACTCAAGAAATTTTCAAGTAAACGATTTTATATCAATTAAGTACAATTACAATTATGGTATGGGCTCAGGATCTCAAGGATCTGTGGAAATTACAGGTATTGTTAAAAGCATAGATCTATCAAAGATGACGTTTGAATTGTTAGCTACAGGTAAAAGAAAAGCTGAGAGCTATTATTTTTCTAGTATTAGCAGTATTACCATTCTTGAAAAACCCAAAGTGCCAGTAGAAAATGCACTAGCTGAAATAACAAAAATAGGTGAAGGTCGCTACGTAATTTCTTTTAAAGGTAAAGAATACGAAGCTGCAAAAATCGCCTACGCAGGTAGATTAAGAGTGTTTAATAGAGTTAAAGGCGCGAGAGGTATGAAACGTGGAAATATTATTTGTAACGAGTATATGTTAGGAATTAAAAGTCTTCGTAGAGACATAGAAATGGGTAAAAAAATTGCGTAATAAAATTAAAAATAAAAATTATGACAAACACACAAATCGAATTGTTTAGCAAAGTTTTAGATACTAATTGGGAATTAAAAGAAGCAGTTGACAATGAGAAGTATTTTCAAGCTGTGTCTTTAAAAGATCAATTAGATCAGTTCATTGAAGAGTTAAGAGAATCTATGGGTGTAGAGGCATACGATACATTCATGAGTAACGGTAGAAAAATGTTTGCTTCAAAAAACTAAAAAATAAAAATGTGTTTACAGTCTATCTTATTATTTGTTTTGTATCGCTTGCGATATTAGCAGTGTGTTACATTAAAGCAGAACACCATCAAGATTGGGATTAATAAAATTAAAAATTAAAGTTATGACAATACAAGTACCAAAATCAGTAAAAAGTTATTCAGAATTAGATAGTATAAAGAACGATATCAAGTGTCAAATGATCGGTTCTTTTAGAGGTCATTTAAAAGGTATTCTATATTCAGGATTATTAGACAAAAATGAAATTTCAAAAAAACGAACAGAACAGTTTTTAATCGAAATGGAAGAAATATGGAACGCTCAGTACGAGATTATCGTTAGTTGACATAGGTTAACTGATGAGACTTCAATAGTCGAAACCGCTATCACGCGGTATTAACCAATAAAATTAAAGTTATGAATTTATTTCAATCAGTCAAGTCATTTATCAATAGTCGTGAAGTGAATAGCACGTTTACTACAAAAGAATTACATGCTGCTATGAACGGTATTGAAAGTGTAACAGCATGGAAAAGACACGGTAACGAATTCTACAGAACAAATACTTACAGATCTTATTTAAGACGTTTAGGTTTTGTTAATAGAATTAAGAACGGTCTTTGGATGGTAGTAGCACCGATACCAAATTGGTTCGATAGTGGCACTGCAAACTTTTTATTATTTCCAGCCTATAGATTTGAAAACGGAAAAACAATAAGACAGTCTGAATACAATGGAGAAACTAGAGCTCAGATCGAATTGAAATTAGAAAATCATTTTAAACATTATAAAAATATGAAACAAAAGTTGGAATTCAAAGTAGGCGACAAAGTAAAAATAGTTGGAAAGACAGGTTATCACGGATTTGAAATGCAAGAAATTGTAGAAGTTGTTTTCGTTGATGATGAAACTTTAGAGTGCAAAGGAAATGGTGGTGGAAAAAATATATTTCAACAAACAATAGATAAAAATGATGTGGTACTGTACGACGAAGTAAACATTCCAGAACCCTTTGAGAAAGAAGTACGACTATCTAGCGCCGAGGAATTGGCAAGAGAATTGGTAGGTGACGGTAAAACTCCTAACGTGTGGTTCGTTACTTGTGGCGCTTACATAATGATTAGAGAAGATTTTGATTGTAGCGACTACGAATTATTGGAAGGTTATTCAGAAAAAGATTCAGAAACTTTTGGACCTTTTTATTCTTACCAAGAAGCTTGCGATAAATACGATGATATAGATTTGGATCCACACGATGGCATTGGTCAAGTGTTTATTGAAGACAGATTAATTGGTACAGTTAAAGAGAAGTGCCTAGAAAAGGTAATTAAAGTAGATTATAGTTATAACGAACACGATGATTCAAAATTATATAAAAAATAAATTACACAAAATTAAGATCGAAAAAATAAAGTAATCATAAAAATTAAAAATTAAAGTTATGGGATTAGACATGTATTTACACAAGAAAACTAACGTTAAGAACTACAGCTTTTATTCAGACAAAGAAACTACGTTAGTAACAGTTACAAGAAACGGAGAATCGGTAAAGTCTATCGATCCTTCAAAAGTATCAATGATAGAGCAAGAAGTTGGGTATTGGAGAAAGTTCAATGCTCTTCATTTGTGGTTCGTTAATAATGTACAAGGAGGTAAAGACGATTGTGCAGAGTACTACGTTAAGAAAGATAAAATGGAAGAATTACTACAAGTATTAAAAGAAGTAAGTAACGATCATTCAAAAGCACCAGAATTATTGCCTACTGGAAATGGATTCTTTTTTGGAAATACAGATTATGATGAGTGGTATTTCAATGACGTTAATAGATCAATAATGATATTTGAAGACATATTGAAGACTTCCATTAGTGAAGACGATTTGTATTCTTCTTATCACTATCAAGCAAGTTGGTAAAATATTTTAATAAACTAATAAAAATAATTATGCAATTTAAATCTTTATACCCACCCATTTGCTTTACTAGTCCAAGTACGAATATCATCTACATTGTGGCAGGAGGAATTTATCAACAAGTGGACAGACTGTACGATTGGTTAGAACTAAAAGAAATGTGGACTCCAATTGTGTACGATAAACCTTATCAGAAACCTGTGATAGTAGTAGAACCTATCGAGTATTTTGTTGAAGGTACTAAAGGCAACAAGTACGAAGTTGTAAATGATAATGGAGTGTGGACGTGTTCGTGTCCTGCACACGGATTTGGAAGAGGCAAAGATTGCAAACATATAAAATCTTTAAAATAAAAAGTAATGAATAAAGAATTTATACCATACGAACAAGCATTATCTTTAAAAGAATTAGGTTTTGATGAACCTTGTTTTGGTTGGTATCGGTCGTCACTAATACCAAGTAATTTTACCGAGTATTTTTTAGAGACAGAATTTGGTATGAATGAAAGTCCAAGTGATTGGGTCAATAGTAATTTTTTAGATAAAGCGTGTAGTTCTCCACTATATCAACAAGCATTCAGATGGTTTAGAGAGAAGTATGGACTATATTCATACATAGAAACAGTTTTTGTAGTAGGTGCAGCTTCTCCTATAAAATATGATTACGTCATATTAGAAAATAATGAGGAAGAAGTATTTTATACAAATATGCCATACCATTCCCATGAAGAAGCAGAACTTGCTTGTCTTAAAAAATTAATTAAAATAGTAAAACAATAGTTATGAATAAAGAATTTATACCATACGAACAAGTATTAGCGCTAAAAGAGTTAGGTTATGATGAAGAGTGTTTTGCATATTATTTTACTACTAATGGTAAAAATTGGGAGTTTGCGACTAAAAGCGAATTTGATGGAATAAATGAAACATTAGTTATTGGTGATAAGTTTATATTATCTGCACCACTATACCAACAAGCATTTAGATGGTTTAGAGAGAAGCATAAGTTAAGGAGTTTCGTAGATGTTAGAGTTTATGATGTGGATAGCCCTAATGAATGGATATATGATTATACAATGAAGATGGGTAATGGAGTAGATACTCAACCTTTTTTCAGCAGAGACTTTGATACCTACGAAGAAGCAGAACTAGCTTGTCTTAATAAATTAATTGAATTAATAAAAAAGAAATAATGGCAAATCCACAAGAAGGAAAACCGATCTGGGTAGAAAGTATCTTAACAGACGAAGAATACAGAGAGTGTTCCAAAAAGTACCCAAATACATTTACGAAAGGACCAATTAAACCCGCATTTTTTCATTGCGAATTTAGATGGAGATATAGAATGGGTGCTGGTATGACATCTGAAGAATTGAAGGTTTATAATAAGAGAATTGCTTCTTTGGAAGAGATGCTTAAACAATTAAAATAAATATTATGATATTATTTAAAGGTAAAAAGGCAAAAGTAGGCCCAGTGCATACTAAAGATATTACATTAGAGGATCTAAGAGTAGTATTCTTTCCCAAAACATTTTACGAGAAGTACGGTTATTTAGGTTCAGTTCCATGGAGAGAGGAAGGTCCAATATTCAAAGCGATGGAACCTTTAGTAATTTACATGGACTACAAAGCAAAACCTTTTTGGTGTCCACGGTGGTTAATTAGATTGTTGCATTTATTCGGTTCTGATAATTCTATTGTTAGAGTGAGAAATAGAAAGCTACACAATCTAAAAAACAACCTCACTAAAGGTTGTTTGATATGGGATTATAAAACTAAATGGTCTGACTATGATCTTAGAATAAGTGTAACTGGTACAAATGAAATGCAATTCTTAGCTGATGCCATTGAAACTGAATTCTATGATAGAGGGTATAGAATAGATTTAGCTGAGCAGATTAAGGAACTAGATCCTGACACTAGATATCATAAAGGTGATACTCCTACTATGTTAAAAAAAGAATTACACAGATTACAAGATAGTTTAGATTTGGACGAATTAAATTAATTATATCATGTTAATAATAGAAGATCAAATAATTACAGCATATTCCGTATTTTTAGGATCCGCTTGTATATTATCATTTGCAGCATATTTAATACACGAATTTTTTAAAAAAGATCAAGATGGAAATGATTAATAGTAAAAAACCGGCTGATTCAATCCTTCAGAAATTCGAAGATCAGCATCCAGGAAATTTAGGTTGGGACTTAGAAGTTAAAAAAGCTTTCATACGTGAGAAAAATTCAAAGGCATTTTATTTAAAAATTAACAATCGTTGTATAGCAGAATTACTAATATCTTGGAATTCTGACAACGTATTTTTAGTGAATAGTATTACAGTTCTTCCAGAATACAGAAATAATGGCTATTCAAAAAAATTACTTAAACATGGTTTTGAATGGGCTTTAGATAATGGGTTTGAATTATGTATAGGAGAAGCGAGAATAGGAGCAAGTTGGAATGCATTTAAATCTTTTGGAGCAAAATCTATATTCATTCACAAAAATTGGTGTAAGTCAAAGGAAAACTATGTGAGCTTTTTAATTAAATTAAAAAAATAAAGTTATGTTTGAAGAACTAGAAAAAGAAAGACAAAAAGTTATGGGAGATCCTAAATTTCAAGAATGGTGTAAAGAGTTTAGAGTATCTATAAATACAAGAATTCCTGAAGTAGAGTACAGAGCAATGGAGATTATGAAGCAATACGAATCACAAGATTTATTTTATTCTAAACTAATTAAAATGGTTAACTAAAATCATGGAGGAAAAAAAGAAAAAGAGCGTAGTATCTAGAGCAACTGCGTACAAAATTCTTTGGTGGTGTATAAGCGAGTACGGAAGGTCCAAACTTAATGGACCTTACCCATATCTTGAATACAGAAAAGCTGATTATTATACGGGAGAGGATTGTGGATACTACGATGAAATAGAACAGGTGATCTTTATTAATAAAGACGCTCATCTAACATTAGAAGATCTTGTTAAAACTATTATACATGAATACACGCACTATGTTAAACATAGTATGCATGAATATAAAATACTGTCAAAGTACTTAAGTCATCATAGAAACCCATTAGAAATAGATGCAAGAAGGACAGAGAATAGAGATTATAAAAAGTGTCTTAAATTTTTAAAGAAGGAATACAATATTTTCGAATAAACACAAATATTTATACTCAGAATGAAAGAATTGGTATACGATATGTTAGAAAAGATGGTCGAATCAAAAATACCCGATAAGACTCATCATCTTCTACACATTAACTGTAGACACGCGTTTTTGGAAGCATCAGTGGATCTAATAGAAAGAAAAATCATTAAACCCACTGCTAGTAATATAAAGTTTTTGACAGATAATTGGGAACATATCCTTTATACTAAATATTCAATGCTTAATTAACATGAATCCAACAGTACCTCAAGTAGTAAGTACATCTCTTTTGCAATACGGCGTAGTAGGTTTAATAGCTCTTTTATTGGGTTATTTTGCGTGGATCCAATATAAAAGATTAGTAGAAAAAAACGATAAATTAGAAGAGAAAGTTGATAAATTACAACAAGAGATGATGGAAATCTTAGTTGAAGAAAGAGACAGAATGTCAAAATTAATTACAGATAATACACAAGCACTAGCTGATTTACAGAAAACAATATATAAATTTTTAATATCTTCTACTAAAGAT